AGAGCTTTTGAAGATATGAACTCTATGGGTGGACCAAGTGAAAATGTTTATATGCAAAGTAATATGATGCCTTTAGATAGTTTAGGCGAAGGAACAACAAGAAAAGATATAGAATAATATGGCACTAAGTCAAGACGAAAAGAAACAAAGAAGGTCAAAAGATAGAAGTAGAGCAGGTAATGAATTGGGTTACTTTGCTGATTCAATAACAACTAACGATTCTGCTAATTTAGATTCTAAAAGAGCGCAACTATTTGTAGGCACAGGTGGTAATCTTAAAGTTGATTTAGCAGGTGGCTCTACAGTTGTGTTAAAAAATGTACCTTCAGGAACGTATCTAAGAGGTATATATGTCAATAAAGTTTATAGAACTAGCACTACTGCAAGAGATATAGTAGCAATTTATTAAACAAGTTGCAATATAAATACAATATGATAACAATTGTTTCAGGACCACCTTGTTCAGGTAAAAATACTTATGTAAAAAACCACAGAAAGAAAGGTGATGTTGTTTGGGATTTTGACAAAATACACTCAGCATTAACCGATGAGGAAACGCATAATCATATTGAGCAAGTTAGAAAATATATCTTTTCAATGAGAGAAACTTTCTATAATGATTTACAGGCTAAAAAAGATATAAGAGTTTGGATTTTAAATTCATCTCCTATTAGAAGTGTAAGAAGTGAGTTAGCTAAAAGATTAGATGCTAATATTGTATATATAAAAAGAAGTAAAGAAGATTGTTTAAGAGTAGCTGAAAATGAAAGACCAAAAGAATGGAAATCTTACATTGAAAACTACTTTGAAAGACTTGAAGAAATTGATTTAAATGAAAATGCAAACATTATAGAGGTTAAATCATTAAAAGACATAAACAACACCCCTACTGAGGGAATGAGAGAAGAGGCTCGTAAAGGGTTAGAGTGGAGAAAAGAATATGGTCGAGGCGGAACTCAAACAGGAGTTTCTCGTGCTAGAGATATAATCAATGGTGATTTAAGTATCTCAAGTATTAAAAGAATGTTTAGTTTTTTTAGCAGACACGAAAACAACAAGGCTAAACACTATTCTGCTAAAGAAAATGATGGTGGACCTACAGCTTGGAGAATAGCTTGGGCATTATGGGGAGGAAACGCAGGATTTAGTTGGTCTAAGAAAAAGGTTAAAGAGATAGCTAGAGAAGAGGAAAACAGAATGAAAGTAGGTACAATGATAAATGATGGTATAGAATTACCATTATATGACTCTATAAAAGAAGCTGAACTACAAGCTCAAGAACTTGGTGGAAGTGGTTATCACGAACACACAATGGATGGAGAAACATATTATATGCCTTTTGAAAATCACGAACAAGCAAAAGAAGTGATGAGTAAGGTAAATGATAATATGTATAAAAAAGAAGATGAAGAAGAAGAGGATGAAGATAGAGCTTTGACAGGTGCAGTAAAAAAAGGTTTACAGAAAAAAGCAGAGGATCATAATGAAAAAGTTGGTAAGAAAAATATTTCTTGGAACGCTAAAGTAACATCTGCTAAGTTAGGCAAAGTATTTAATAGAGGTATAGGTGCTTATAAAACTAATCCTGGTTCAGTAAGACCTAGCGTAAAGTCACCTGAACAATGGGCTTATGCAAGAGTAAACTCTTTCTTATATGCTATGGAAAAAGGGAAGTTTCGTTCAGGTAAACACGATACTGATTTGCTACCAAGCAATCATCCTGTAAAGAAAAGTATGAAAGAGGAAAAAAGCTATATTATGGAAAACAAAGAAATTAGATTATACAGAGCAGAATATCAAGTTACAAAAGACGAAGATAAAGATGAGAAAAGAGTAAGTGGATATGCTGCTTTATTCGACACAGATAGTAGAGATTTAGGTTTTAGAGAAACTATATCTCCTGATGCTTTTGATGGTCGTTTAGACGATAATGTAATCTTAACTTTTAATCACGATCCAAACTTAATATTGGATAGAAATATGGGTGGTACTTTAAAACTATCTGTAGATGAAAGAGGATTACGATACGATGCTACTTTACCTAATACAACAACTGGTAATGATGTAGCAGAATTAATGAAAAGAGGTTTACTTTATGAATCTTCATTTGCTTTTACAGTAGAAGAAGATGATTGGAGTAAAGACGGAGATATAACACGCAGAGAAATTAAAAAAATTGGTCGGCTTGTTGATGTTTCTATAGTTGGTGTTGGTGCTTACGCTAATACTGACGTTGCACTTCGTTCTAAAGAAGCTTTCGAGACGGAAGCAACTATAGAAGAAACACCTCAAGTGGAAGAAGTGGAGCAAAAGGTTGAGGAATCATTTGATGATTCAAAGTTAAATTTATTAAGTAACGAATTAAAATTAAAAAAACGAATATGAAAAATTCGATTGAAATTCGTCAAGAGAGAGCAGAAGCGATTGAAAACGCAAACACTCTATTAAACTTGGCAAAAGATGAGTCTCGTGACTTTACTGCTGACGAGCAAGTATCATACGATGGTATGATGACTAAGATTGACAAACTAGCTAAAGATATTGAGTTAGTTGAACGTCAAGAAAAATTGAACGCTGAGATAGCTTCAAACGTAGGTTCAGCTCCAGTACAAAAAACTTCTGACACCAAAGAAGCAAGAAGTTACTCTATGTTCAAAGCTATCAAAGGTATGGTTAACAATAACCTTGATGGTGTAGAAAAAGAAATGCACGAACAAGCTGTTAATGAAGCTCGTTCACAAGGTATTGCAATCAATGGTTTAGGTATTCCTGCTTCTATGTTAGAGCAAAGAGCTACTGTAAGTCAAGGTTCTTCAGCTATTGCTCCTACTAACATTCTATCTTACGCTGATGCTCTTCGTGAAGCTTCTGTATTTGATAAAGTTGGTGCTACAATGTTGACAGGTCTTTCTGCTAACACTACTATTCCTGTTGCTGCTAAAACTTCAGTTAATTGGGAAGGTGAAAATGATGCTACAGCAGATGGTGGTGCAAACTTCTCTAAAGTTGAGTTATCTCCAGTTAGATGTGCTGCTTATGTAGATATTTCTAAGCAATTATTGTTACAAAACGATGGTGTTGAGCAAGTAATTATGCGTGATTTAGGTCGTGCAGTTGCTAACAAATTAGATGCAGCTATCTTTGGTTCTTCTAATGTAACAGGTGCGCCAACAGCTATCGCAACTTCAGGTAGCATAGGTACGTTTACTGAATCAGCTTTCGCAGCAGGTACTTCTGTTGCAAGTGATATGGTTACTGCACAAGGTGTATTAGCAGCAGCAGGTGGTCTTAACGGAAACCTTGCTTATGTTTGTTCTCCTGAGTTAATGGGACAAATCAAGTCAGGTGCGCAAGTAGATAACATATTGTCTGTTATGCAAGGAAACATAGCAGCAGGTTATCCAGTTTACTTTACTGATGGTGCAGGAAAATCAGCAGGTGTATCAGGTGACTTCTTATTCGGCGACTTCTCTCGATTATTTATAGGAATGTTCGGTGGATTAGATATTACAGTTGACCCTTATACTCAAGCTGCAAGTGGAATTAACAGATTAGTTCTTAACAACTATGTTGATTTCGGTGTTGCTGATGCAGGTGCAGGATTTGTTAAAGCTACTTCTTTAGTTGCATAATTAAATTCTAATTAATTAGAAAGGTGAAAGGGTTAATCCCCTTTCCCTTTTCTTTATCAAACTAAATATGTCGTACATAGATAATATATATAACTTCAACAACTACGAGTATCTAAACCCAAGTCAAAACAGATATGGGAATTTAGAGCTATCGGAAGCTGCCACAACTCAAGTTGTTTCAACTGCTGAGTTAAAATCACAACTTAGAATTGACACTTCTGATGAAGATACTTTGTTAGCTACATATATAAGTGCTGCGACTCAAATGGCTGAACACTATTGTAACAGACATTTTATTACAGCTAAGTACAAACTTTGGTTTAATGAATTACCTAGTACATTTAGTTTATATTATCCTGATTGTAAATTTAATTTTTCAGCAGGA